TCTTTGATGCTAAAGAAGTTAGTCCTGCAGGTATTGTTAAAGGTGAAGCTGTATGGGAACAGTTTAAACTTAAGCAGTCTATCGTGTCTTTACCCTACCCTGAATGCTTAAGTTCTTTGAATGAAAAGCTATTCGGTATGCGTCTAGGTGAGATCGTATTGTTTACCTCAGGTACAGGTAGCGGTAAGTCAACTGTTATTAAAGAGATTGTTCTAGATATCTTAGCCAACACACCAGACATGGTAGGTATGGTATCACTAGAAGAATCTATTGGTGACACTGCTGAAAAGTTTATTGGTATGAAGCTTGAAAAGAATCTTACTACTGATAACGTATCTGAAGCAGAACAATATAAAGCTTATGAACAAGTTTTCGGTGATGAACGATTAGTTCTGCTTGACCACCAAGGTTCTGTAAGTGATGAGTCACTTGTAGATAAAATGGAACGACTTGCATTAATGGGTTGTAAATATATCATCCTTGACCACATTACCATTGCTGTATCTGAGGGTTCTAAGGGTAAAACAGGTAATGAAGCAGTTGATTCGTTGATGTCTGATCTACTTAAGCTTTGTAAGAAACATAACATCTGGTTAGGTGTTGTATCTCACCTACGTAAGGGTGAAAAGCCTTTTGAAGAAGGTCACCTACCATCTATCGATGACATCAAAGGTTCAGGCTCTATCAAACAAATTTCTTTTGATATCATTGCCTTCTCACGTAACATGATTGCAGAGACAGAACAAATGCGTAACACCATTAAGCTAAGGGTACTCAAGTCACGGTTTACTGGTAAGACAGGTGACTGTGGTAGTACTACTTATAACTCTAAAACAGGACGTCTTAAACAAGCTAACTTTGTGGACTTTGATTAACCACAATACAGACTAGGTTACTACAACGGGATTATAATTTAGTCCCTTTCTTTTCTTAGATTAAAATGAATCCACTACAATATCTTACTGAACGCGTATCGAAGATCATCCTCAACTCAGATAAGATTCAGAATGAAGGTGCTCGTCTTCTGGCACATCACTCAACATGGGAATATGACCTTGAAAGATTTATCAATGAAGCTTGGGACAGTCTCTTACGCTACTGTATTAGAAATAAAAATGCAACACATTCTGCCTCTGTTAAACTTACCTTTGCGTCAGACCTTATCGGTAAAAGAATCGCAAGAGCTATTGGAGCAGATGAATCTGACATTAAAACAACTCTCAGCCTTGGAGACTTACTGCTTGAAACTTTCCTCCAAGACGGTCTGATTGATATCTTCCGTGAGTACGAAGGTCGTAAGGCACCTTACTTAATCCGTATTGTTAACATGGATGACAACATCAAGCCTACACTTATCGGTACATCCTTTGAACCGTTACTACCTATCGCTGGTTTGTATAGTCAACTAACTAAAGATCCGTTTATTAAAGGATGGACTAACAGTAAACTATTCCATGAGTACTTAGATAAACCCTTTGTTCGTAGTCTAGAGGCCTTACGCCAACAACCTTGGGTACTTAATCAACCCTTGTTGTCTGCTATGAAAGAAGCTAAGCCACCAGAGATCTTAGATCTGGTAGATGAGAACGGTGAACTACAACCCTACAACATTCACCATGAAAACCTTCACTTACCTAAGAAGCTTATGCACCTTGATGGTACTAAGTTTATGGGTAAGAAAGATCCTAAGCTACAACGTATGCTCAGTAAGTTCTTTGAGTACACTCAAGTCATTAAGAAGGCTGAGCTAGTAGGTAATAAAACATTTTATCAAGAGGTATCATGTGACTACAGAGGTCGAGTCTACTACGCAGAATCATTCCTTGAGTTCCAAGGTTCAGACTTGGCTCGTGCCTTGTTCTTATTTGGAAATAAAAAGAGAGTTGATGAACGTGCCTATTACTGGCTATGTGTACATGCAGCAGCATGTTATAACAAGTCTTATACCATTGCCGAGTTACAAGGACTAAGCTACCTTACTACAGACTATATTAAGTACCTTAACGAAGAAGGCCTTGATACTATATCCGTGGATAAGATGACCTTAGATGACCGTGCATTGTGGGTTAAGCATAACTTAGAGTTTATTATTAACACTGCCAGAGCTAAACATATCGAGCATAATGCTGAAAAGCCTTATAGCTTTCTGGCTGCTTGTATCGAGATTGCTGGATACCACAAAGCAAAAATCTTACGTACAGAATACTTTAGTGGGTTACCTATCCCAATCGATGGTAGTAATAATGGTTGGCAACACTTGGCTGCTATGTCTAAGGATAAGCAAGCGGGTACACTGGTATCCCTAGTACCTACACCTATTCAGAAAGACTTCTATGTAGCCGTGGCTAAAGAACTCATCACAGTAATGCCTGACTGGTTTGAAGATCGTCAGATCCCTATGAAACACATTCGTAAAGGCATTGCCAAGAGGGGTTCAATGACTCGTGCATACTCAGCAGGTAAACAGCGTATTGCTAAGAACATGTACGATGACTGCCATATGGAAGGCTTCACAGTAAAGTACAATATTACTGAAGAAGACTGTACAAAACTAGCTGGTAACCTTATCCAAGCTATTAATACCGTATGTGCAGGACCTCTTAAAACAACTAAATACTTACAAAAGATTGCAGAACATGAACTTAATAGTGGAAGGAATCATCTTACTTGGCATACTCCTAGTGGCTTTCCTGTCATTTACAAAGCTTATCTACAACACGAACGAAAACAAAGGGGTACTATCAAGGGTATTCAAGGTAATAAAGATGGGCGTGTCATGCACGTTATTAAGGTCGATGTACTTAATAAAGAAACTGGTGAACGTGTACCCTGTCGCCGTAGCTTTGCGTCTGGTGTTAGCCCTAACGTTGTTCACTCTTACGATGCTGCTCACATGGCCAATACTATTGTTGGTTTCAATGGCTCATTTGCTGCTGTTCACGATTCGTTCAGCACACATGCATGTGAAGTGGATTTTCTACAAGAAGTAACTAAGCAAACTTTCATCGCGCAGTATGATGTAAGCAACTTCTTTGACATTATTCAAGATACTCTTATGCTAAATAAAGATACTTTTGAATACAGTCAACCTTTACTAGGTGACCTTGATATCTCAGAAGTACTTGATTCTAAATACTTTTTCTGCTAATCTCGTAATAGCTGGTGCCTAATACCAACAACAATAAGGAACAACAATGAACATTAAGATTGAATACATCCGTGATACGCTACTAACAGACTATGCTGTAGATATGATCATGGATTTTTATTCTAAGGAAGGTGAGACATCTCCGCAGGACGTGTTTGCCAGAGCAGCATGGGCTTGGAGCGTATACAAAGGTGAACGTGATGAGGGCTTAGCACAACGTTTATATGATTATGTATCTAATAAATGGTTTATGTTTGCCTCACCAGTGCTATCTAACGCACCTACTGACGGACAAAAAGCTAAAGGACTACCTATTAGTTGCTTCTTAACCTATGTACCTGATACTGTACAAGGTTTGATTGACCACTCATCTGAGTTACGTTGGCTATCAGTTATGGGTGGTGGTGTAGGTGGGCACTGGTCAGATGTACGTTCTGTGTCTGATGTAGCTCCCGGACCTATCCCTTTTCTACACACAGTAGATGCGGACATGACTGCTTATCGACAAGGTAAAACAAGGAAGGGTTCTTATGCTGCTTATCTTAACATTGAGCATCCTGATATTCTTGAGTTCATTGGTCTACGTATTCCTACGGGAGATACTAACCGTAAATGTTTTAACCTACATAACGCAGTAAATATCTCTGATACGTTTATGGAGGCAGTACGCACAGGTTGTAAGTACGAACTAGTAGATCCTAAGGTAGGTAATACAGGTGAATTCCTAGATGCACGTACTGTATGGGCTAAGTTACTTGAAACTCGTTTCCGTACCGGTGAACCATACCTAAACTTTATTGATACAGCTAATGATGCTTTACCACAAGAATTAAAGAACAAGGGTTTGAGAATCCACGGAAGTAATCTATGTAATGAGATTCACTTACCAACATCCGATGACCGTACTGCAGTATGTTGCTTGTCTTCAGTTAATCTAGAGTACTATGATGCATGGAAGAACACTCATATGGTAGAAGATCTGGTACGTATGCTTGATAATGTATTAGAATACTTTATTGAGAATGCACCAGATAGTTTATCAAGGGCTATCTATTCAGCTAAGCATGAGCGATCTATTGGTCTTGGTGCTATGGGTTTCCATGAGTACTTACAACGACATGGTGTTCCTTTTGAGTCTGATCAAGCACGGACAGAAAATATTACTATATTCAATCGTATTAAAAATAGAGCTGAAAAGGAGACAATGTGGTTAGGTGAGTACCGAGGTGAGGCTCTTGATATGGTAGGTAGTGGTAGGCGTAATGCTCACTTATTAGCTATCGCGCCTAATGCTTCTTCAGGTATTCTTTTAAGTACATCCCCTAGTATTGAGCCTAATAAGGCTAATGCTTATACACATCGTACACGTGCTGGTTCATTCTTGGTTAAGAATAAATATCTTGAAAAGAAACTTGATGCTTTAAACCTAAACACAGAAGCTGTTTGGTCATCTATTATTACTAATAAAGGTAGTATCCAACATTTAGATCTATCTAAAGAAACGAAGGATGTATTTAAAACATTCTTTGAACTAGATCAACACTGGGTTATTACTCATGCATCAGACCGTCAACGATATATCTGTCAAGGACAGTCAGTTAACTTGGCATTTCCCTCAGGATCTGATCGAGCATATGTTAATTCAGTACACTATGCAGCATGGGAAAAGGGTCTTAAAGGTTTGTACTACTTACGTACCGAAGCTAAACAACGAGCAGAGAATGTCTCCGAAAAAGTAGAGGAAAACAAATTGACTGAAGTAAAAGAAACAATTATTTATGGTAAACCAAACTGCCCTCAATGTACTATGGCAAAGTCTCTACTTGATTCCAAAGGAATTGAGTACTCATATGTTGACATTACCACAACGGGTAAATCAGCAGCTGAAATTACAGGTAGACCTGATGTCAGATCACTACCTCAAGTGTACCTCAATGGTAAATACATTGGTGGATTCAATGAACTATACAAAGAACTAACTGAAGTTATTGAAGAAGATAACGAATGTAAAGCTTGTGAAGGATAATATGTCATCATTACAAAACTTTTCTAAGACCTACAAACCATTTAATCATGAGTGGGCTGTAGAGATTACAAAGAAACACGAAGAAATTCATTGGACAGAAGATGAGGCTGACCTATCTGAAGACGTTAATGATTGGAAAATTAAACTAACAGAGGGTGAAAAGGATTTTATCACTAACATTCTCCGTTTATTTACTCAGGGTGACGTACAAGTAGGACAAAATTACTATGACTACTTGATCCCTAAGTTCAAGAACAATGAAGTACGAGTTATGCTAGGCTCCTTTGCTAATCGTGAAGGTACTCACCAACGTGCTTATGCTTTACTTAATGATACATTAGGTTTACCTGATGAGGAGTTCCATAAGTTCCTTGACTATAAAGAAATGTCGGACAAGATTGACTTTATGGCTAGGTCCGACTCATCGACACAGTCTGGTTTAGCTTTGTCACTGGCTAAGTCTGTGCTAAACGAGGGTGTATCTTTGTTTGCTTCTTTTGTTATGCTACTTAACCTACAACGGTTTGGTAAAATGAAGGGCATGAGTACTATTGTTGAATGGTCTATCCGAGATGAGACTGTACACGTAGAAGGTAACTCAAGACTATTCAGAGAGTTCTGTAACGAACATCCTAAAATAGTTAATGATGAGTTTAAAGCTAAGATTTACCAGATGGCCCGTGATGTAGTAAGTCTTGAGGATAACTTTATTGACTTAGCATTTGCTGAATATGATATTGAAGGTATTACTAAAGAAGATGTCAAGCAGTATATCCGGTATATTACCGACCGTAGGTTGCTTCAACTAGGTCTTAAGACTAACTTCAAAGTAAAAAACAATCCACTAACTTGGTTAGACTGGATTCTTAATGGTGTATCCCATGACAACTTCTTTGAAAAACGTGTTACTGAATACTCAGTAAACGGTATGGAAGGTGAATGGGGTTGGGAAAAAATTGAAGGTTAAATATGACTAAAGGTTTATACGATAATATCCACGCTAAGCGTAAGCGTATTAAAGAAGGTTCTGATGAGAAGATGCGTAAACCCGGTACAAAGGGTGCGCCTACTGATAAGGCATTTAAGGACTCAGCTAAGACTAAAAAGAAGTAATAGCCGGTTCCTAATAGGAAACTGTATTTTGTAATATACAGTATTACTTTGGCATATAGCTCAGTTGGTAGAGCAGGTGACTGTTAATCACCCGGTCCTTGGTTCGAGCCCAGGTTTGCCAGCCAAAGGATGTCGAGAAGCATTGGCGACTTCAGCGGATTGTAAATCCGTCACTCTCAGGAGTATACTTGGTTCGATTCCAAGGGCATCCACCAGAATAAACAGCGGGTAAGGTGGTCACTACTGCAGTCTCATAAGCTCGCAGCATCACTGGTTCGAATCCAGTACCCGCTTCCAATCACCCTACCTTAGGTGCCGTTGATGTCACGGAACAGGCGTCCTATGTAGCTCCCGCATAGTAAAATAAAGGGAGCAACTTTCGTGGGTGGTTCGTATAACGGATAATACAAAGTGCTTCTACCGCTTGAATAGGGGTTCGATTCCTCTATCACCCTCCAATTATTAACTCTAAGGTATGAAATGAATGAATTAACTTTTGGACAACGTGCATGTGGCGTTTCCTTTAATCCCGGTGGTTTACCAGTTGTAGCTGCTATTAAACAACAATATGCTGATTTAGTTGATAGGTTAAATGCATTACGGGATATTACTTCTAATCCAGAAGAAAAGCGTATGTTAAGTATTGCAATTACTGAAGCACAAACATCACAAATGTGGGCTGTCAAAGCTGTTACATGGAGCCTATAATGAATTTTGGACAGGCTATTGAAGAATTAAAACAAGGCAATAAGGTAAGTCGTTTTGGTTGGAATGGTAAAGGCTTGTGGCTTGAGCTACAGGTACCAGATTCACATAGTAAAATGACATTACCTTATATTTATATTAATTACCCAACAGATGCTAAGACTACACCTAATGCGCGAGTACCTTGGTTAGCCTCTCAAACTGATATGCTATCTGATGACTGGAGCGTACTATGAATCTAGCACAACAATTTTACTTCGCTATTCTTGGTGACGAAATATTACTGCGACTACATGCTCGTGGTAAGTCTTTAAGCTTCACTAAGAAGGGTCCCGGTCGTAAACATCAGCAAGGTAAACAAAATGCTTAAAGAAAATAAATATCACTCCCGTAAGTTTTTAAATAAAAAACAGGGAATGGCAGCTATCGAATGTATTGGTGGAATGAATGGCTATTCTTTAAATATGGACATTAGTATTTCTGACTGTAATCGTAAAGTCAGTTTAGATTTTTATGCCTATAACCTTAAAGATGCCAAAGAAAAGTTAGCTAAGATTGACTTGTTATTATCAGAGATTGCAGCAGTACGGTGCTACTATGCAGAGGCTATTCCTGAGTTTGAAAAAGCATACAACAAACAAAAGGCAGAATCCAAACTACGTAAAAAAGATAAGACTCCTTCGTTTTCTTTAGATGAGTTACTAGCTGATGATTAATGAACACGATATTGAGGATATGTGTCCTCCATTAACAGAAGAAGATTATATTAACGATGACCGCGCCTACTGGATTGATACTGAACTTAGTGGTATTAAAATGCAAATGGGTTTTGGTAGGTATAAGCTTGGCAATACTAAGCTAGCAGAGGAATAATATGTCAGGTAAAGGTTCAGGTCGTAGGCCTACTAACGAAGAACAATATCAAAGCAATTGGGATACTATCTTTGGCAAAAAGAAAGTAGAACAAGAACAGAAAGAGAATAATGAGCTGCCAGAGCAAACTAAAAACACTAATCAGTGATAACTTTATTGTATACTTTAAGTCACAAGTATATCACTTAAATATCATTGGTCCTAACTTCCCGCAATACCATGCATTGTTTCAGGAAGTATATGAGTATCTAAATAAAGCACATGATGACTTAAACGAACAATGCCGTCAGATGGGTTATACGTGTATGACTAGCCTTAGGGAATACGCTGAGGAATCTAACTTTACACTAGATAATAAAGCGAAAACTGATAAGGCTATGTTAGATGATTTAGCTAAAGCCCTAGATACTATTTGTGTGACTGCACAAGTTCTTTACGCAGAAGCAGGTGCTGAAGGTCATGGTGCATTAGAAACATTTATCGGAGACTATATGACAGGTGTCTCTAAACTACATTGGAAGGTTAAATCATGTCTAAATTAAAAAGCTATAACGTACAAGCACTACGTGGTCATGATTATGATGACCATACATTTCAAGCGGATATGCGTGAGGTAGGTGTATATGTTCCTGATGAACTACTATACACCAAAGAACTTGGCCCATATGTAATGAATGAAATTTACAAACAGTCTGTATCAGGATTACCTAATGTCGTTAACGATATGACAGGTCGCCCTTA